GATAGGGTGAAGGATTTAATTGTTTCTTTGAAAGCGCACGATGAATTGTTCAACTTTCTTTTTAGAAAAAAGAAACTACCGCTTCAACCGCAGTATGAGGCTATAAAAGCCGCAATTGCCAGGAAAGTAGAAAAAGGAAAAGAATTACTGGTTAAAATTCCTGCCAATTTTTATCAGAACCTTAAATACAAGATTGATATTATTATAACTGGCGAACAGAAAGATACTCGAGTTTGGGCTCAAAATGTTTTTGCCGCTCTTCAGGCAGTTATGTCCGACCCGACACTTCTGACTGACCCGGTTAAAAGGAAATTCTTTTCTCGTTGGTTAGAGGCAGGTGGACTTTCAGCGGCTGATTTTATTCCCCAAGAGAAAATTAGTTTTGTAGAAGAATTAGCTTCTTCTCTCCCTCCTCGTCGGGGCGGTGGCGGAGTATCAAGACCTGCTCCTGTCCCTGCTCTGGAAATAGGAGGAGAGGTAGAAAGAAAAGTATAAATGAACAAAGAAATAAGAGACAACATTTTAAAAGGGTTGGCTGAATCTGCCAAAGAGGGTGAGGCGATGAGAGATTTAATTCAAGAAAAGATAGATGAGTTGAGCGATATAATGAGTATTCGAGCAGGAGAGACAGAATTGGTTGGTCGCCAATTCGCTATTAAAAAATTGAAAGAAATTAAAAATAAAATAACAGTAAAAAAGACAGAAAAAATTAAAAGAGGAAAATCAGAGTATGAATAAGGTTATGCTTCCTTTCAAAAAGCAACTAAAGGTCGATGATCTCCATTAGACGACTTTAAAAAAAATGGAAGAAGAAAAAAACGAGGAAAAAACTTCTCCTGTCTCCTCGCAGGAAGAGGTTGAGTCCTCTCAAAAAACTCAACAGGAGAGCCAGGCTCCTCAAGAACCTGGAGCGACGCCCAAAGAAACAGATGACCCAGAAAAGAAATTCAAGGGTCTTTATCGTCGCTACAAAACCGATATGGCCAAAAAAGAGCAAAAAATTGCTGAATTAGAAAAAGAAGTTAAAAAGGCCAAGGAAAGGGCGATGACAATGGACCCTGAAGCAATAGCCTCTGTTGTTTCTGCTCTCGCTGGGTTAGATGCGACAGAGCGGGACAGGTTAATTCGAGAGGCTAAATTGCTTAATGTTTCTTTGAGCGAAGCCCGTAATTCAGAGGATTTCAAACTCTGGAGGTCGGCTTACAGGGCTAAAAAAGAGAAAGAAAAAGTAGCACCACCTTCCACCAAGCAATCTATTGACCTCTCTAATCCTAAAGTTAAGGTTGAGAGGTTTAAAAAGGGAGAGATGACAGCCGAGGAGAAATATCAGCTGTTAAGAGAGTTGGGGGTGGTGAGAAATTACGAAAAGCCGACTCGGCCAGGTCCTCCCAAAGAGCAATAGAATTGCGAGGTGAGAAGGAAAAAGTATGGGTAGAGTAGTTTCAAACGATGTCAGTGCTATAATTCCCGAGATTTGGTCAGAAGCCGTCCAGGTTCCTTTATACAAGAGCTTGGTAGCTTTAGAGGTTGCCAACACCAGATTGGAAGATGATTTGAAGTTTGGAGACACAATTCATGTTCCTTATTTTGGTGATTTGTCAGCCCAGACATATACTCCTGGCACACCTGTTTCAGCAACTAACTTGGATTGGAAATACGACACGCTGGTGGTATCTACCTATAAGCATGTCACCTTCTATATTGATGATGTTGAGGATTTACAAACCAACATCAATCAAATCAGACCATTGACAGAAGAAGCTGCTTATAGGTTGAAAGATGCTATTGACCAGCATGTCTTTTCCAACATTACAGGAGTAGACGGCGGAACACAGGTGAACGATGCTGATTTAAGAAGTGGTGGAACTGACAATCGACCCCTTTCTGCCACAACTTCTCAAATCATTGAACTCTTTTCTCTTGCTCGCAAGAAATTAAGAGAGAACAATGTTGAGGAGTTGGGAGATTGGTGTGCGGTTGTTACTCCGCTGATTGCTGAAAGAATTGAGAGAAAGGCAGCCAATGTCGGGTTCAATGTGGCTGATGCTACATTGAGGAATGGTTATGTTGGAGATTTTATGGGTTTCCAGATTTATATTTCCAACAACCTTCCTTCTGGCAAGTGTTCAACCCTTGCTCCGAACGAGGTTTGTGGTAATGCTGTTTCAGCAACAACCTGTCGTTCCCTCTACATTGGGAAGAAAGGAGCAATTGACCTTGTTATGCAGAAAGCTCCGACCTTGGTTATTAAACCGTGTGAAGACAAGCTGGGTAGCAACTTTATTACCTGGACTGTCTACGGTTCAGCCGTCTTTACCAAGAACCGAAAGCGCTTCTTGAATGTGCCGATAGACATCAGCTGTTCTGTCAACGCTGGCGGCTAACTATAAAGGAGGGGCGGGGCTATTCCCCGTCTCTCCTTTAAAAAAAATATGAGCATTTTAACAAAATATTATCGTTGGAAAGCTAAAAGAAGCCTTCTTAAAACTTATAGATTTGAAATAGAGATAGATAAAATCTTGGAAAAATGGATTACAAAGAGGATTTTAGAAGGACAACAGGGAAGGAGAAAAGAATTGATAGAAAAACAAAATAGAATAAAAGAAACAAAATTATTTATTGATTTTCTTAAAAAACTATGAAAATCACTTTTGTTTTAGATACTCCTTATGCTTGGAAAAGTGGAATTTGGTATCATCGCAATCACGTTCCATCGATTGGCTTAAAAAGAAGAGGGCACGATGTAAGATTTATTTCTTTAGGTGGAACAATTGCCGATGAGTTATTGGAGTGGCCAGATGTGGTTATTTTTGGAAGGACTTATCACCCTGACTCCAAGCCTCTTGAAGCCCTACGACAATATAAAGCGTTGGGCAAAAGAGTGCTTTGGGATATAGACGATGATTTCTGGACAGTTAATCCCGACAATCCTTCAGTCGCCGTGTCCAATGCTTACAAAGACCAATATGAGGCTTTTGTTAGAGAGTGCGATGCGGTTATTACCCCAAGCAAGGTAATTGCCAAAAAAGTAAGAAAGCTGGTTAAAAACAAAGAAGTCCATATCTGTCCTAATGGTATAAATTTTGAGTTTTATAAAGAAAGACCAAGAACTCACGAAAACCTCATTATCGGTTATGCTGGAGCGGCTTCTCACTGGAAGGATTTAGAAATTATTGTTGAACCCCTTATTAAATTGAGCAAAGAACACGATTTTATTTTTGTGGTTTATGGATTGGTCGGTGGACCTTTGGAAGGAGAAATGTATGTTTATGACCAGATAGTTAAAAGAGGATTACAGCCAGAGAGAGAAGAATATTATCGAAGTGCCCTAAACTGGTTTAGCAGAGCAAAGGAGTTGAAGTTTCTTCATATTCCCTTTCACCCTCCTGAACTTCACCCTGTAATCCTTTCCAAGTGCGATTTTGATATAGGGTTAGCTCCCTTACAGGACAATGAGTTTAATAGAGCTAAAAGCTGTATTAAGTTTTATGAGTATGCGTCAGTCGGAACAGTGACGCTGGCTTCCAAAGTTCTGCCTTACAAAGAAGAAGTAAATTATTGTGCCAAAAATACAACCAAAGATTGGTATAAGAAATTAAAAAAATTGATAGTGGACAAAGAATTTAGAGAGAAGATTTTGAGAAAACAAATGAAATGGGTTAGAGAAAACAGAAGTATGGAGAAAATTGCTTTAGCTTTTGAAATAGCTTGTCAAAAACCTGGCGGTCTGCCAGTCAAAATTCAGAAAGAAGGAAAATGAAAATTTTATTAAGCCACTGGAACAATGTTTTGGTGGATATAGAGAAGGGTTTAAAAAAAAGAGGACATACTATTTTAAATAGGATTGATAAGTTAAAAGAAATAGATGTTCTGGTTCTTTGGCAAGAGTCGTCTCCAGAAGCAAGAGAATTAGTAAAAAAAGCCCATCGACTTGGTAAACCAGTAGTTTTGGTTCAGCACGGCAGAAGAGGAACTTCCAGAATTTTTCCTCCGTTCAATGAAAAGGTTATTTCCGACAAAGTTTGTGTCTGGGGAGAAGGAGACAAAAAAAGACATCTGGAAGCTGGAACACCAGCAGAAAAAATAGAAATTACTGGCACTACTATTTTTCAGCATCTTAAACCAAGAAAGAAACATTCGGGAATAAATATAGTTTTTTCTCCCGAACATTGGGACAGAGAGGTAGATGAGAATATAATCGTCGCTGGGCAATTGCGAGAATTAGAAGGAGTAAAAATAATAACCAAACTTTTAAAAGGATTTCATAATCCCAGTTATTACGACAACCCAGTTATTTCTGATAGAAACGAAATTGGTCATCTGGAGATTTGTGCCGATGTCCTCTCGACTGCCGATTTGGTGGTAGGAATATCAGAAAGCACTTTTGAGTTAATGGCTGAAATATTGGATATTCCAGTAGTTATTGCTGATATTTGGATACCAAAACCCTGTGCTGGAGATAATCGTTATTTAAACTATCGGAGAGAATATTCTAATGCCTGTAAAAGGGTAAAAGATATTTTTAATCTGAACAGGGTAATAAAAGACCAATTAAGAAACCCTCAAGAATTGGCAGAAGAAAGAAAAAGAATAGCGGTGGAGGACGGCGGAATAAATATAAAAAATCCTTTAGAAAAAATAATTAAAGTCATTGAAAATGCTAAATATAATAAAAGACCTTTATAAGCTAAATCGTTGCCTTTTGGGGAAAGGATACGACCAAGCTTTAGAATATCTTAAAAAGA